GGCGTGGCCGGGATCCTGGGCGACGAGCACGACGTCGCCAAGGGCCTCGAGACGATCGCCGGCGACGTCGAGGACCTGGTGCGCTTCACCAAGACCGTGCCGATCGCCAAGGTCGACACGGAGCGCCGGCTCGTTTACGGCGTGGTGTACGAGCCGAACGTGCCCGACGCGCACGACGACGTGATGACGGTGGATGAGATCGAGAAGGCCTGCCACCGCTTCACGCAGAACTACGCGCAGAGCCGCGGCGAGACCGGGCTCGAGCATCTGGACGACGTCGGCCGCGACCAGGTGACGGTGGCCGAGTGCTACCTCGCGCCCGTCGACTTCAAACTCGGCAAGCAGCTGGTGACGAAAGGCAGCTGGGTGCTCGTCACCAAGGTGCACGACGACCAGATCTGGGCCGACGTCAAGACTGGCAAGTACACGGGCTACTCGTTCGAGGGATGGGGCCGGCGCGTGCCGGCGCCGGCGTGATGGCGGACTCCGCTCCGGCCGCGCCCGCCGCCAACGGCTTTCTGCGCTGCTCGAGCTGCCGGCGCAAGCTCCCGGTCCGCGTCCGGCACGAGACGGCGCGCCACTTGGCGCACACGCTCACCAACCTCACGCTCGTGGCGCACCTCGTGGCCCTGGACATCCGCTGCCCCGACTGCGGGGCGATCGTCGACGTGCGCATGGGGGACCTGATCCCGGCCGGCTGATCTCGGGACTTGCGTAACCGGGGGCGCGTTCCTATCCTCGCGCCTGGGAGCAGGGGTCGCGCAGACGGGCGACGGGGGCTCCGAGACCAGCAACTGGTCTCGGGGCCCTTTGTCTTTTCGGCCGGAGCGGCGATGCGCTCGTTCTTGAAGGACGTGAACCCGGACGGCGTGGACTTCGTCGGTGCGGCCGCGAATCTGCGGACGTTCGCTCTGCTCAAGGCGCAGTGGACCGCGGCCTTCGTGAACAACCTGCCGGACTCGAGCTTCGCGTACGTCGAGCCGGGCGGCCAGAAGGACGCCGAGGGCAAGACGACGCCGCGCGGCAAGCGGCACCTGCCCTTCAAGGACGCGAGCGGGAAGGTGGATCTCCCGCACCTCCGCAACGCGCTCCAGCGGCTGCAGACGACGCAGATCCCCGACGCGGCGAAGGCGGCCGCGCGGTCGAAGCTCGAAGCAGCGGCTAAGGCCGCGGGCGTGGGTGGCGACGACACCTCAAAGTCTCGGAGCGCATCGATGACCAAGCTGACGAAGAGCGAGTTCCAGAAGCGGCTGGCCGCGCAGGGCATCGAGCTGGAGCTCGACGACGCCAAGCTCGCGGACCTCGCCAAGGCGCTCGACATCGAGCTCACCGACTCCGCCGCCGCGGACGACGACGAGCCCGCGCACACCGAGCCCGTCGAGAAGACCGAGAAGTCCGCACTTGCGAAGATCTTGAAGGCGATCGGCGGCGCGCTGGGCATCGCGGCCGACGACGTCTCCCCCATCGACAAAGCGAAGCTGGACCCCGCGACCCGCGAGTACATCACGGGCCTCGAGGGCCGGCTCAGCACGATCGAGAAGGCGAACACCGCCAGCGCCAAGGCGGCGCTGCAGAAGCGGGTCGATGCCCTCCGCGACGCCGGCTGGCTCGAGGAGGCCGAAGTCGCCGACGTCACCGAGCCCGAGGTCGCGGCGATCGAGAAGGCGCGCGATCGCGTGGTCGCGCGGCTCAAGAAGGCGGGCGTGTTCAGCTCGTTCGGCACGCCCAAGCGGGGCGACGACGACGAGCCGACCAGCCTGCGCGAGCTCGTGCAGAAGGCGGTCCGCGACCAGCTGGGCCGCGACCCCAAGAACAAGATCGAGGAAGCGCGCGTGAAGAAGGCGATCTACGAGGCGAACCCCGGCCTGATGCAGGCCGTGCTGCGCGAAGAGCGGCTCGAGAAGCAGCAGCGCACGGCGTAACCGCCGCGTCCCTGTAGCGACGACCTGAGCGAGGAGCGATTCCATGGCGTGGCAAGGCGATGCACTGCCCAACGACCTGAGCTTCAAGGCGGCTGCGGATCTGAGCGCCTTGCAGTACACGTTCGTCAAGCTCGACGCGAACGGCAACGTCGTCGCGTGCTCGGCCGCCGGCGAGAAGTCGGTCGGCGTGCTGCAGAACAAGCCGAAGAACGGCGAGACCGCCCTGGTGCGGCCGGTGGGGCTCTCGAAGATCGTGGCCTCGGCCGCGATCGCGGCGGGCGACTACATCGCCACGACCGCCGCCGGTCAGGCGAAGACGGCGCTGCGCCTCGTGGCGGCGTCGGGCAACGCCTCGAACGTGATGGGCATGGCGACGCGCGCCGCAGCGGGCGCCGGCGTCGTCATCCAGGCGGACATCCAGCGGACCGGCATCTGGCCGACCGCGGACGTCTAAGCCGCACACCCCGCAAGGAGTCACCATGACGCGTTCGGTGCTGCACCCTGACGACCTGATGCAGGATCCGCGGCTCGCGAAGCTCGGGAAGAGCCGGCGCGACCTGGTGCTCGCCTTTGCCGACGCGCTGGACGGCGGCCACGGCGCCGGCGAGCCGATCCTCAAGAACTGGCAGCGGTTCGAGAAAGCGAACCCGACCCCGGGCGACGTGCACGTCTCGACCGAGCTGACCGACATGTCCGTGGCCTACATCCAGGACATGTCCAACAGCGCCGCGTCCGGCCAGGGCGTGGTGCCCGTCGACAACATCGCCGGCCAGTTCAACATCTACGACCGCGGCGACTGGAACCGCATCGACGAGGTCGCGGCGCGGCGCGCGCCGGGCGCCGAGTCGGCGGGCGGCGGGTTCAAGGTCAGCCAGGGCAGCTACGCCTGCATCAAGCGGGCGTGGCACAAGGACGTGGACGAGGATCTGATGGCCAACCAGCTCGCCGGCGATCCCGTCGACGACGCGGTGGTCTACGTCACGCAGCAGTTGATGCTGATCCGCGAGCTCGTCTTCGTCACCAACCTGATGGCGACGGGCATCTGGACCGGCACCACGTCGGGCGTCGACCAGACGGGCGTCCCGGGCGCGCCGGGCGCCAACCAGTTCAAGCAGTGGGACCAGGCGTCGAGCACGCCGCGCGAGGATCTCTCGCTGCAGGCGATCGGCATCCACCAGCAGACCGGCCGCTGGCCGAACGTGCTGGTGCTCTCGCCGTTCGTCCTGAAGGGCCTCCTGTTGAACTCCGAGATCGTGCAGATCTTCCAGTACACCACCGCCGGCGCCGTGCCGGACCTGGTGGCGCTCGCGAAGGCGCTGGTCTCCCCCGCCATCGCGGCCTACACGCCGCCCAAGGTGGTGGTCGCCGGCATGATGCAGACGACTTCGGCGGAAGGTGCGGCGGACACGTTCGCCTACCTCGCCGGCAAGCAGGCGCTGCTCGCCTACGTGAATCCGCGGCCCGGCCTCCGGGATCCGACGGCGTGGTCGATCTTCGCCTGGGTGAGCCTGCTCGCCAACGCGTACGGGTTCGTCTTCAAGGACTTCGAACTAGTCCGCAACGCCGTCCCGCACCGCATCGAGGGCGAGGGCGCGTTCGACATCAAGCAGGTGGCGGCGCCGCTCGGCGCATTCTTCACGGCCGCCGTCAGCTAACCGGCGCCGTCCGCGCAGCACGGGTTCGGGCCCGGCCCAGGGAACGGGTCGGGCCCGTCTTCTTTCGGGAGAACTGATCGATGGCCAAGGCGAAGGCGACCGCACCCGCGAAGACGAAGCTCTACAAGGCCCAGCGCGATCGGCTGCGCACGCATGGCGGCGAGATCCACGCCGGCGAGGCCTATCCGGCGGCCGAGGTCACGCCGTCGCTGCTCGGGATCGGCTGGGTCACCGAAGGCCTGGGCAGCGCGCCCGTGGACGACCGCACGCACGCGGCGTTCGCCGCCGGCGAGCTGGACCGCCACGAGCCCGCGGATCCCGCCGCCGTGAAGGCGTTCAAGAAAGCGCAAGCCGATGCCGAGGAGGCCGAAGCCGCACGCGCGGCCGCCGCGGCGGCGACGGCCGCCGCGCCCACGCCAGCTCCCGCGGCGCCGGCGAAGGTCGCCAAGGGCAAGAAGCCCGCGGCGCCGGCGGTCGAGAGCGGCACGGCGCTGCCGAAGGCGAAGCGCGCCTCGAAGAAGGGGAAGTGAGCTGAGCGGTGAACTTCAACTACGCGGTCGGCACGGTCACCACGCATGCGCACGATTTCGTGCGCTTGCTGCTGCACGACGTCCAGTCCGATCGGCCGCTGCTCGCAGACGAAGAGATCGACGCCTTCCTGGTGATGCGCGGCCTCACGGCCAACAGCGACCCGCTCGCCAATCTCTCGGCCTGCTACTCCGCCGCGGCCGATGCCGCCCGCTCGATCGAGGCGAAGTTCGCGAGCGAGGCCGAGACGGAGATCACGGATCTCGGCATCGTCAAGCAGAGCGCCGCCCAGGAATACCGCCGGCTCGCCACGGAGCTCGAGGCGAAGGCGCTCACGGGCGCCGCGCCCAGCTTCGCGGATCCGTCGCTCGCGATCGATCACACCGCGCGCACGCCGTCGGGCTATCCCAACGACTGGGTCGCGGGCGTCGATCCCGTGCCGGGGCTCTCCTGATGAGCGCCCCGGTCGGCGTCTCCTTCGCGCTGTCGGGCTTCGAGCCGCTGCTCGAGCGGCTCGCGGGCCTCGAGGCGCGGTTCGCGAATCCCGAGCCCGCGCTGGAGATCGTCGCGGATCTGCTCGAGGCGCATGTGGCCAAGACATTCGACAGCCAGGGCGCCGAGGCCGGCGCGCCGTGGCAACCGCTCGCGGCGTCAACGGTGCGAATGCGCGCGCGGCGCACGGGCTACTACCGGCTGTCGCCGTCGATGGGCGCCGGGCCCACGGGCCCGATCCTCACGTGGACCGGCCGCGGCCGCCGCAGCTTCGCGCGTGGCGGCGCGGGTCACGTCCGCATGGTCTCGGCGTCGGGCCT